ATAAGTATATTACTAAAACTAAAATCTTAAATCAATTGGGATATGAATATAATTCAAGTAATGAACGATGGTTACGAAGAGTAATCAATTCATTAGTATATGATTATGGCTATCCTATCGGATGCAGTTATAAACCTAGTGAACGTGGTTATTACATCTTTACGACAGAACAAGAAAAGCAACAAGCGATGAGAAGTATTAAGAAATTAGCTGATGGCAGTATGAAACGCTATGAAGCTTTGAAACGAATCGAAGTGTAAAACAAAAACTAAAGAAAGAGGTACTTATAAATGACAACTACAACAATCACGGGTGATACGTGGGATGTATATTTTAATGATAGACGTTATAGAAATTTGTTAGGAGATTTTGAAGATCTAATAACAGAAACGAAATCATTAATTAGACAAGGCTATAAAACGGATGTTATTAAAAATAAAATGGATAATAAGGCTTTGAGCCTACAATCTAAATTCAAAGAATTAGGACAAATATTATTAGATGAACATGAAGAAAAAATAGTAGAAATCCAACAAAAAGAGAAAGAATCTTCATATGAGAATCCACAAGTTGAAATGTTGAAACGTCAAGACATAGAGGCGAAAGTAAATTTAATTGATGCAGAAGAACTATTTAATCTTGTTTATAATGCCAATCCTAAAACCACTAATGTATATGAACTTAATATCTATAAAAAAGCGATAGAAAGTCGTCTTACTGAAGATGAAAATGTAAGGTTAAAACCTTACTTTGATGTATTGGTAGAAAAGGTAATTTATCCATATCGAAATAATGAAGAATATCAAAAATTAGAGTATAACTATAATGTTTTAAGACAGTTTGGGTTACAAAATAACGGGCAACCAGTCATCAAAGATAGTGATGGCGATATAGAAATTATTAACATTCAAAGTAAGTATAACGAAGTGTTCCGTAACGCTTAAATCAAAAATAGCCTATCCAATTTGGGTAGGCTCTCTTTATAGGGGTGAATAAATGAAACTGCTTAAAACGAAGAATTGTTTATATTATCGTAATGGCGACAATAAACTATCTGAGTATCAACTATTAACGCAATTTAACCCAGCATTTATTAATAAAAAAATTAAGATGTGTGAATTCCAAATTGAAAGTATGTACCATATGAGTGCGTCGACCACAACATGTGATGAAATAATGGGGATCGTGTCTGTCTCATATCCGATTGAAAAATTAGTTATCAAAATTATTGAAACAAAGGCAAGATTACAAAACTATAAAAATCGATCTATAAGTAATATGGTGTTGTTGAAAACGGTACTAAATCATTATACAGAAAAAGAGCAGAAGAAAGTTGTAAAATATATGCATTCAAATGGACGATATAAGCCCTACAACGTCATTGAACGCTTACAAGTTGATTTGTATCAAGCAAGTATTAAACAACGTTCAGAACGTCAAAAACAAAGAAATATAGCAATTGAAAATAGCAAGATTGCACGAGTAAATGCTTATCATCAATCTTCACATGTAAAAGTGGTGTAACAATGGATAAAAAACAAATAAAAGGCATCGTGTGTGATTATCATAAGCGAACTAGAAGTGATGTATTAATAGATGATGATATAAATACTGATGAATTCTTTTCAATAGGTGATGAAAATTCTAATGAATGGATGGCAGACGATAACATTGATGATCATATTGTAAAGAATCACTTAGAAATGATTGTTGACCAAGTAGCTAATGATAAAGAGTTTTATATTTTCGATTCTTTAATACAAGGACGTAGTTTTAAAGATATAAGCAATGTCTTAGAGTGTTCAGAACAATCTGTAAGATTATGGTATGAAACCTTATTAGATAAAATTGTGGAGGTGATAGAATGAGTGATTTAACAGCAAAACAAGCGCGTTTTGTGAATGAGTATATAAGAACACTTAATGTAACACAAAGTGCCATAAAAGCAGGCTATAGCGCAAATAGCGCACATGTGACAGGGTGTAGGTTATTGAAGAAGCCACACATCAAGCAATATATACAAGAACAAAAAGATAAGATTATAGATGAGAATGTATTAACCGCAAAAGAGTTACTACATGTGCTTACGAATGCGGCAGTCGGTGACGAAACAGAAACGAAGGAAGTTGTAGTCAAGCGTGGAGAATATAAAGAGAATCCACAAAGTGGCAAAGTACAATTAGTCTATAATGAACATGTTGAACTGATAGAGGTACCAATAAAACCTAGTGATCGTTTAAAAGCTCGTGATATGTTGGGTAAATACCATAAGTTATTTACAGATAAGCATGATATTAACGGGAATGTGCCTATATTCATTAATATTGGTGAATGGGATGGCGATGATGAAGATTTAGATAAGACGGTACAAGATGTATCTAACGATAATCCTAATCATACTGTGATTGTGGATGATATACCGTTAGAGGATTAATGAGGAATATTTACAGATAAATAAGATGTGAATCTTGTGGCACCAGAATTTGTTGATGATATAAAGAGATTTTAGAAATAAAGAAAACAGCAAGTTTACTTGTCGAAATGTGATGCTTGAAGAATGATTACTTACTAATTTAGGTACATATTATAAATCGGATTATCGATTCAATAAGGTTGTATTTAATAAATATTATATGTCAACATTTTTAAATTAACTTGACAAATTTAAGTGAATGTATGGTAAAAAATGTTGAAATGTACTATATTATAAATAAGGGTTGCATATAAGCAACACATCTTGGCGAATACACATAAAGATATTTATTGTTTTTGTGTACGAATTATAGAAAGCATATACACGGTGACAGCGTAGGGACGCTGTCATTTTTGTTTACAGAAAATGAATTAAGGAGGAAATATACTTTGATTTCTAATATTTCAATTTTTGCAAAAGACGATAAAATGCAAGTTAGTGATAAGTTTAATCAAATAGTCGCTAAAATGGATTATTTAAAAAACAAAAGGAATCATTTAGTTCATAGTTCCAAAATAGCAGAAGATGAAAAAAAGTTTTTAGAAACCTATATTAAAATAGAAAAATATAATGAAAGTAATATCTATTTAAAAGATGATAAAGTTAATATAAAGAGAAAGTTGAATCAAAATAATTTTGATTTTGAAATGGTTAAAGACATTTTTGAAATCAGAGAAGAATTAGTTGATTTAGAGATAGAAGACTTAAGTATTAATAATATAGAAAGCTCATATATTTTTGAAAGCACTTTTTTTGCTGATGTATTAGATGATGTGAATTTTGCAAAAAAACAAAATTTACAAAAAAACGTAATTCGAAATCACTTGAAAGTGAAAATGTTTACAAAGATAAAAAGAAATTGTTGAATACAGACATAAAAACAAAATTTGATATGGTGACGTTATGATAAAAAAAATAAAAGATATAATAAAATTGGAAGTTAATTATTTAAATAGGATTGATAAAGATAATACTGACAATGATGGAATAATATTAAAAGCAAATAACAATGTAAATTTACCAAATGAAGATAATGAAGCTTATGTAGAAATTATTTTTACTATGAGAAGTGTAGAATCTAATTCATGGGAAAATGAGAAAAATAAAAAGAGAATTTTAGATGATGAAAATGATCAAAATATAATTGGCAAATTAAGAGTTAATTATAAAATAATATGTGATTTCAGTACAGAGAGGGAAGAAAAAATGAGAGATGCACTTTTAGAAATTATAGAACCTTATTTCAGAAAAGAAGTTGAAACTTTATTGTCAAATATGAAATTACCAAATTTTATTCTTCCTTACAGGTTTTGGGAAAATGAAGATAACTAATATAAGATTAAAAAGTGCAAATAAAAAAAGTGTTAAAAAACTTTACTTTCTTGAAGGTATAGATGCTATAGAAAAAATAGAGAATAATTACGAAAAAAAAGTTTTTTTAGTCTCTATACTTGAGGGGATCAGACAATACTCAACACAAAATTATAAAATAGAATGTGATTTTAAAAAATTTCATTATAGAATATTTCAGTATTATAGGATAATTAAGAGAAAATTAAAAGAGACAGTAAAAAATTTTGATGAAAAACAAGTACAGACGTTATCAAAAATTTATAATAAATTATGCAATGTTAGTGATAAAAATAATTATATTGGACAAATTTTGGAGTATACTTATATAAAATATATCAGAACTGAGGATTCTGTGTATAAAATTGGTCATGAACCAATAGTATATCATAAACGTAAATCACTGCATGGAAAAGAATCTTATAGCAATAGATTATTAGATTTTGTGACTATAGAGAATAGAAAGACGATAATTTTATGCGAATGCAAAGCGAACTTGCAAAGAGAGTTTCAAGGTTTAATCAAGCATTTTAATAAACCATTTAGACAGAAGTTACAGTTGATGAATCATTTAGAAGATAAGTTAAAGCAATGCCATTCTGGAAATGAAAAACCTAATAACTTTGTAGAAATCAAAAAAGTATTAGTAACTGCATTTGCGCCGACTAATCAACAAAACTTACCTAGAAGATATCAACGAGAAATACCCATACTTACAATTAGCGATATGAAAAATATGGTGTTATAAATTTATTTGAAGAACAACTTTTAAGGGCATAAAAAAGGCATAATGTTGGTGATAAGGGCAAAGTGTATGAAAATATTAACAAATTAGGTAATATAAGATGTTGAGAAACGCCCTGTGCTGCAGTGGGGAATGAGTGTGTATAACTAGATATGTTTATCGTAAATGTGGCGCCTTGAAATATGGCTTTAAACATCGCTGGTTAATCGATTTTCGAGATTGGTCGTAGATTAAAACCTGTGAAAAAAATGACTTAGCGCATGGGGAATTTAGGCTATGGCTTGAAAATTGGATTAAGCAAATTATCAGATAATAGATTTATGAAAATAGCTGAAAATCCAGAATTAAATGTCCTACCATTGGAATATATGGGCGCAAGTATTTTATACTAATAAGCAACTCTTTTTGAACCAGAATGCACCAAAGAACACATAACATCAAACGGCGAAACTAAAATGCCATACTAAATGTTTATGAATTTAACTGCAGAACTCAATTTTGAGCCTTGTAAAATTACATAAATTAGTTATATAAGTATTATTTATGGGTATTATATAAACGGGAGGGGCAACGTTATTACTTGCCTATTAGAACATGGAATGGTTCTGCCCCAACTAGTCAGGTACTAGGCGACTAATGGGGAGAAATCAGTTGAAATGACATAGTCATGTCTATTTAAGCAGGTGCATTACACACCTGCTTTCTATTTACATTTAAAGATAAAATGTGCTATTATTTTACTAGAACTTTTTAACATTTCTCTCAAGATTTAAATGTGCATAACAGGCAGGTACTTCGGTACTTGCCTATTTTTATGTAAACATATTAGGTGTATGTATAAATTTAGGGTATTGATTATAGATACTTAATATATGGCAGAATGGTTGAAAAATGATAAAGTGAGGAAAAGGTACTTTGGTGTTTGACTGTCATTAGTATTAGTACTTTTAATGATTTTATTTTTAATGTGTATAGTAATTTATAAAATTGAAAGTTATCTAACAGTTAAGTAAATACTAAAACAATTACAAATAAATATTACATTGTCTTGGATTACCAAATGGTAATTGAAACCTCAGATCTTTAGTTTAAAGCTAATTTTAATAATGCAGACATTCAAGCAATTTTAAGGGTTGGTGGATAAAGAGAAAAAAATAATAGGGTATAGAATTAAGTTTTTACCCTATACCCAGTTTTATATGAAGCAAGTAAAATCGGCAGCTGAATGGCTGGTTGATTTTGAGCAAAGATTTATTAAGATATGTCTTGTCATATTTCTCTTTATCATTTTGTCATTACTATAAGATATTTTTAAAAGTGCTACATTAGATTAAGAGTTATAGCTAGCCTTCGGGCTAGTTTTAAAAAAGAAATGAACATAGCCTAAAAAGACTCTTAATACTATTAAAGTTGCTAATGTAATTTCAAAAAATAAGAGCCATTCCCAAATTTCTGGGTACGTTAGTACAGGTAAACTATTTTTTAAGGCAGTTGCTGAAATTACTAAAGGAAAAGTGAAAGCTGAAAATACTGGTGAAAACGGCTCTTTTAGCAACTTTGGAAGTTTAAATATAATATAAAAATAAAAAAACTGAGCCAATACCAAAAGAATAATAACGATTAGATCATTTGCCTTAGGAAAAGTTATAACATATGCCGCAGCAACTAAAGAAAATGGTGCACAAATTGTGGAAGTGTTCGGTTTAATAGACGTTTGCAATGGATACGTTTTTAATCGTTTGAATACTATTGGTAAGACAATACATGTTGCTAAAAAAACATATATAACTGATAATTTTCCAATTAAATAAAATCCGCTGATTGGTGCTGTTAATCCAGCAATAGCAATACCAATATAAAGCACTGTCCATGAAGGATAAACATTCTCAAGTGAAAAATCTTTTAAATATTTAATTGAAAAAATAATCATATGTATCATAATCCCCATAAGACATAAGAGCCATAAGGGTGTTATTAAGCTAGTGATAATGGTTACATCACTAAAATACGTATTTAAATAAGTGGTTCCCAAAAATCCAGACATGAAAAATGTTGTGAACACAGATGAAACTAGAGGGGTATTCAATTGTTCTTTAACATTTTTAAAATTATTGAGAATAGTACATAAAAGGTGAACCCAAATAAAGAGGGCAAAGATACCGCAAATAGCATTTAAAACAAGTGATACGTCTTTCAAGAGATTGCCCAACCCCAACAAACCTAAGATCAATCCCGATGTTACTAAAGGTGCTTTTTGAAGTCTCATGATTTAAAACCTTCCTTTTGTGATTTTATTCACTAATTATAACATGATATCTTAGAACTATTAATAAGCAGAATGAATTTTGTATGTTTAATGTGGATTAATATGATGTTGTTTCGGGAAATATATGTATTTATCTATTTTTGATATTTTATATTCAGTATAATACGTGATTACAACGTTGAATATAAAAAAATATGACGATGTTTATACGTATTAATATTAATATAATCACACGTTGCAGGCATCAAACGCTTATTTATTAATCAAAAATGGGTGCACAAATTTATATTGTTTTATCAATTTTAACATTTTACACACAACTGATTAGTCAATTTAAACGTTGATATGACAATGCTTATAGCGAGTTATACATGAATAGATAAACGCTTTAATGAACTCCCGCCGTCTCCATATTTGTAGCCTACAGCCTTTGTGGTTGTGGGCTTTTTTATTTTGTGTTTTTCAGGGGATAATGCATTGCAGAATTTGTTGTGAGTATTGATATAGCAGTGTTTGTATAGGTGTTTATTTGATGGAGGAAAGAGTAATAAGTGATTATGAATTAGTTTTTGAGATATAAGGGGACAGTGATGTGTGTCAAATAAGTGTCAAAAAAGTTGGATTCTGAGTTTTACATTCAACATTGTTCATGAAGAAACTTCTTTATACGCAAAAAATTCTCCATGTTATATATGTCAATATAAAAATGTGAATCGTCTACACTTAATTGGATAAATGGCTACTGAAAAAGAACTTTTCATTTTTGTTACGTCACTAAGTGGGTGTAGTTATAAAGAGATGAGCCGAGTTTTGATATTTTCATTAGAATCAATATGCCTATTAACACAATCAGCAATAGTTGACGAGACGGAAATAAAAGAAGTCGTAGTTAAGAAATGCATTTCACAACATACCATTGTAGCCATTTTTATTGTTTTGGATGATAAACTCTTTTTGGAATTTTTAGTTTTTATAATTTGCAACTACACTACTTCTTTTACTAATATTAATGTCTAAGTAATCGATAAAAAATTTTCCATTGAATAAATGAGAAGTTAAAAACTTTACTTAACCTTTCTCATTGCATTTTCCTATTCACGATTTTAAGAACCCAACATACTACAAACGAATTTTAAAAGGCGAGAGTAAAGCTTACTTGTTTATTATACATATTTAAAATCCAAGAGTCAGAACAGACTACTCCTCTTTATAACTATAAAAAATAGCTATGAAAAAATCTATCGTCATAGATTCCTTCATAGCTAATCTTAGTATGTTTATTTTTATTTTAGGATGCTATTTATCAACTCAACATATAACTCACTATTTTTATAACCTTCTAATATATCATTAACTTGTCTAATAGGTATTTCTGGTACTTCTCTAATGTTTTCCAATTTTGTTTTAAATTGTTTTTTTGTTATTTGCTCTTTATTTGTAGCCAATTGGAACAAGTAAGAATCTAGCATATTAATTTCTTTATATGAATACATATATCTTAATAACACTAAATCTCTAGTTTTTAAGTTAGGCGCTAGTTCTTCTTGTAATTGTTCTATTGATTGTTTCATTAATAACAATCTCATTTCTAATTCTTCATTATTCATTTTATCACACTCTTTTTATATTAATGCTTGACCAACTTGGGAAACCCAAAACCCTATGCTTCTTGCAGTAGAATCTTTAATACCAGTTCCCATCAATGCTTGTGAAACTTGACCTTGTACATTTCCCCATGTAGCCTCTTCTTGTTTTAATGCATTATTCAATGCGGGATTTACAAATTTATCCCATCTTTTTTTTATGATTTTCCGGCACGGGGACTGATTTCTTTAACACCATTAAACACAGATTTTTTATTTTTAATCATAGCTTTATAGTATCATGTTGGCTAAGCTATAAATAAGTCAGTTTCTCTAAAAATTAAATAACTGAATGTAAGACAATCAACAAACCAAATTTATACTTCATCTAAACCACTGTGGTCGTCATCTTTTTGCTTTTCTTTTTCTTTCTCTCGTTCTTGTTCTTTTTTGTACTCTTCTTCAAATTCTTTTTCTTTCTTTTCTACTTCTTCTCTTGTTTCCGCTCTATGAGAAAAATCTTCGGTTTTAAGTTTACTAAATTTGAATGATTTAGAATCAACTGTTTTATCTTCTGAGTATTTATGGACATTTAAATTAATATTTCCATCACCTCTTAACTCATAGATAAACATGGCTTGTGCAGTTTTGCCTTTTTTAATTTGATCTTGGTTATGTTCTGTCCAATCTTTATATTTTTTATCACTTAAAAGATAACCATCTCTTAATTTATTTACTGTATTTTTATCATCTTGAGTGATATTAATATAGTCATGAGAAATAGAAGATGGATTTAAATCTTTATCGTCTTTTTTAGCAGTAATTTCCATTTTAAAAGCGATATATTTCTTTTTCTCATCTTTTTCATTGATGATAAACGGTTCTTTTATTTTAGCTTCAAATTTGTCACTAACAATAGTATCGCCTTTAATTTTTATATCCATATTTTTTTGCTTTTAAATTCTTTAAGTTCTTCATTTAATTCTTCATTGTCATTTTCTTTCTTTTTGTGACTAGTGCTCTCTTTTTTTGCACTATCTTGATGATGTCCACAAGCACCTAAGATAAGTGTACTTGCTAATAATATCCCCATTACTTTTTTCATTTAACATGTCTCCTTTATTTCGCAAAAATTTATTTTAAAAACTCTAAATGACTTATCATTTTGAGTAATTAAACAAAGTTGATATTTTGTGAGATTCTAAGATGATATTAAATAATTCTTGTAATAATGATCCTATGTATTGTTGCAATAAATTAATGAAACTATAATTACTAATATTATATTACTTT